GTACAGACGGCTAATTACGCGAAAACAAAAGCGGAAAGTGTGCAAGAGCAATTTAATCAAGTTGTTATCGAAGGGGATTCGAGCGTTGAGGCGGCGCAAGCTCGGGTTGCTACGGACGGCACGGTTTATGCGACGTTAAAAGAACGTTTGGACGCTGAGCATGATGAGGGCAACGCGCAGTTGGCGGATGTGGATGATAGAATAAAGACGGAAAATGCGTATTTCCATGAAATAGATGTTACTCAACAGTACGACGAAGTATCAGACACAACTTACTATCTAACTTTAATTAAACATACAGACGAAGATGGCAACATCCTGAAATTGAAACGCGGGCTTATGGACGGAGAAAACGGTGAAACTGTTAGATCGTTTGCTGACCGAAGTGCCGCAACTGTGGCAATTAATGCCTCAGTTTTTAGGCCGTATGAATTTGTGGGAACAGATATTTATAACGGAGTTATACAGAAAGAGGCTGTTGCTGAGCCTCATATGTGGATTTTAGGGATAAAAGAAGATAACACACTTGTTTATTACCCGCCTGGCACGTCAGCACAATATATTCTAAACGATGGATGCCCTAATGCACTAACCGCTTTCACACCGGTTATCGTAAATGGGGAACCTTTTGCGGATGAGTCGTTAGGATTTGATCCTAATCACTTTAACAATAAACACCCTCGTCAAATTATTGCACAATACGACAACAAAGACTTATTAATCCTTACTTGTGGCGGTCGTGGTATTGAAGGGGAAGGTATGACCTATTCCGACTTAGTTCGCATTTTACTAGGCGAGGGAGTTTCTTTCGCCTTCATGCTAGACGGAGGCGGTTCAACGCAAACTGTAGTTAGGGGCAGCTCGATTATCAGACCTTTTGACGGAAATGGATATAACGAAAGAAAAGTTGTAGATTTCTTATACACCTCTAAAGAAGTACCTACAAACCGAGACTGGGATATCGTAAATACTAACAATGTAGTCGGGTCGCTGAGTAAAAAACACTCCGACTTAAGTAGAACGATAGAATTAATGGGAGTTATAGGTGATAACACTGTAAAATTGGATAATCTAAACAACATCAATAAAAGCGGAATTTATTGGGCAAATGCAGGCATCACAGAAAACTCGCCTAACTCAGGCATATCCTGGGGTATTATTCATTTTAAAGTAGACAGTAGTGCGCTACAAGTAGCGTTCCCATTTAGCAGCAATACAAGCTATAAACCAAAGCAAAGGAGGACGAACCAAACAGGTTGGGATGTGTGGCGAGATTTCTAATAAACGTTTAGGTATATACCCTCATTGAAAGAAGGTGATTAGTTGCCTTATGTAATCGATTTAACAGGCGAAGAATATCCGTCAATGGCCGCGCTCACAAACGATGGCGAAGTCAACGGTAATCAAATCCTTTCCGCAACAATCGAATATAATGCCGTCAACAAAGCTTTTATCCGCAATATAGGCGAGCTTTGGCGAATCATTGACCATGACGATGTAGAACACGTCATCAAATACTGCCGCCGCCGTGGCGTTGGCGATAAAATGGCGGTCGATATTAAAGGCGTGCCGGTATTCTTCGATAAGCTTGATAATGACCGCATATACGAGCGCATTGACAAGCATATGACCGCAAATGAAGCCTTTATGCGAATATTCGAAAACACCGGATTTACATTCGTTTTAGCCGATTCGTTTGCCGCCGTTGATTGGGAAGGATTCGGCGACGGCGAAACGAAATTAGAATCGTTTAGGCGCGCAATCGAACGGTACGGATGCGAGTTTGAAATAAGCGGAAATACCGTTTATTTGCGCAAACGAATCGGACGCGATACGAGCATTATGTATCGTCATAAACTGAACGCCTCAAATATCGTACAGGAAATCGACGCTAATGAAATGTGGACGTTTGCACGCGGTTATGGCAACTATGGCGACGGTGCAGGCGGCGAGGATTGGCGCAACGCTAAATTAATTCGCGAATATACGTCGCCGCTAGCAAGCATTTTAGGCATTCGGCACGCGCCGCCAATAAAAAACGGAAACATTAAAGACCCTGCGTTTATGGACGCGCAGCTAAAGGCGCTAGTTGACGAGTCGCTAAAAATAAGCGTTTCCGCAACGATTCATGATTTGCGAAAACAAGGTTATCCATACGCTCAAAGTCAGCTAGGCGATCGCGTATTTTTAATTGACGAGCGAATCGGACTTAATGAAGAAGTCCGCGTCGTTGCTCAATCAGTAACCCGCGATTGGAAAGGCGACGTAATCGATATTAATATCACGTTCGGCAGCCACGGAATTACGAAACGCCATCAAGCGAGCTTACAGACCGCGATTAAAAATATAACGGGCTTAATCGAGGGAAGGATTACGCTGCCTTTTTCCGCGGTAGATAACGCAGTTGCCGAGGCTACTAAAGCATTAACTCGCATGCAGTCGCAACTTCAAATTACGGAAAACGGTAGCTTACTTGCTGTTAATCGCGATAATCCGAACGAAATGGTGATTTTTAACGCGGCTGGAATCGGTGTGAGCGATGACGGAGGTAATACGTTCCCTAACGCAATTACCGGCAAAGGTGTCGTTGCCGAGGCGATTTATGGAAATTATATTTTCGGAGTCAATATCGCAAGCGCTAATGGCGATGGATGGTTCCATGTTAGCGGGTCTAGGGCGGAATTTCATAGTAATAGTAATGGACGTTATGTGCATTTAAGTCCAAATGGACTATTCGGATATAATGCAAATGGAAATGTGCGTTTTCAAGCGGACCAAACACTTGTAACTTCATCAGCGTTTGGCACATCTGTAGAAAACGTGTATCTAGCTGCATACGGAGAGGCAAGGGTCGTAAACTATGATGATATTCCTGGGGATGGACAAGTTGGAAGCTATCGGTATTTGCCTCTAAGGGCATCTAATCTATTTGCAGATTCTTTGGATGTAAACGTTGGTACAAATCTATATCTACGGACTTATTCTAACGGAGAAGTAAGAATCACAAACACAGGGTCAACGTCATCATATAGACCATTGAGGGCATCAAATTTATATGGTGATTCGCTTGATACTAATTCAGGTGGGAGTGTATATATAAGACCAAGTAGTAACGGTTCCGCACACGTTACAGTCACAGGTACAACGAATAATTATAGACCTATTTACGCAAGCGAATTCCGAAACGGTTCGAGTGTTTTTTATAAAACAAATATAAGGGATTTATCGGTTGAGGCTTTGCCGATCATTAACAATCTTGAAATTAAAGAATTTGTATTTCAAGAAGACGTAGATAATGGCGTCTACGACAATTGGCAAGTCGGACTAATTAGCGAATTAAGCCCCGAGGCTTCTTCACCGGACGGCAAGTCGATTAATCTTTATAAGCTCGTAAGCTATTCAGCCAAAGCTATTCAAGAGTTATCCACGGAAAATGAGCGCTTGAAAAAGGAAGTTGACGATATTTACCTAATTTTAGGAGGCGAATAATTTGGAACAACCGCAATTAAATCCGGAATTTATTATACAGTCTTTGCAAATCCAGCTATCCGAGGCACATTTAAGGGTAGCTGAGCGTGACGCGTTAATTACCTCACATCATCAGCGCATACAGGAGTTAGAAAAAGAATTAGAAGAATTGGGAAGGGAATGAGCACATTGGAACAATACGAGGAAATTACCGGAGATCCTTACGATCCTGATTCGCCGCCAAGCGAAGACGAAAACGTAACTAATAGCGAACAGGAGGCGTAATCATTGGGCGAGCCGTCGAACAACGAAATGAACGATAAAATAGCCGACATTCGCGAATGGTTAGTACGAATCGATACGAAGGTCGACTATTTTAACGAAGTAAAACATACTGCAGATCGAGCGCATGAAAAGGCGGATGAGGCGTTGGCACTTGCGAAAGAGAGTCGGGCCGATATTTCCGACATGAAAGCAAATACGAAATGGTTATGGGGCGTAATTCTCACGGTCGTCGGGTTGGCGATATCGGGGATTGCGCTATTTTTATGAGCCCGTTCGGTGAGAGTCCGGCGGGCTTTTTATATGCGCAAAATTAACGAAAAGGGAGACGATTAAATGGCGATTTCAGTCCGAAAAAATCTAGTCGCGTCAAGCAAACATTCGCTCAAATGTCCGTATTCCATGAACGCGAAGTACATCACGTTCCATAATACGGCGAATGACGCTTCAGCAGCGAACGAGATTGCGTACATGAATCGGAACGGCAGTTCAACGAGCTATCATTTCGCAGTCGACGATAAAGAAGTCGTTCAGGGGATTCCGACAAACCGTAACGCTTGGCATTGCGGAGATGGTGACGGTGTTAATTCCGGAAACCGTACGTCAATCGGCGTAGAAGTTTGTTACTCGAAATCCGGAGGCGCTAAGTATAAAGCGGCCGAAAAGCTTGCGATTAAATTCATCGCTCAGCTATTGAAGGAGCGCGGTTGGGGCGTTGATCGCGTTAAAAAACACCAGGATTGGAGCGGAAAATACTGTCCGCACCGTGTACTCGATGAGGGGCGTTGGGATGCGGTAAAAGCGGCTATCGCTGCGGAATTGAAAGCGCTCGGAGGAAAGGCGGCTAACCCTGCGAAATCAATGCCGAAATCTTCCGGAAAGACTTATACCGTTAAGAAAGGCGACACGCTTTCGGAAATCGCGGTTAAAACAGGCGTTAGCGTGGCGAAACTTCAGTCCTATAACGGTATTAAAAATCCGAATAAAATCATGGTCGGCCAAGTACTGAAGCTTACGGGGAGCGGTGGTGCCAAACCGTCATCTAGCGGCAAGAAATGCGTATATCTTCCGGCATCTGCCGACTCATGGCGCATCTATCCGACTAACAAAGCGCCGGTCAAAGGGAACGAATGCGGATTCTTGAGGCCGAAGAAATTTGGCGGTCTTAAATACGAGATCCTTGCGAACCCTCAAACGGACGTCTATACGATCAAGACGGCTCAATTCGGTAAAGTGAATATCTACGCGGCGAAATCAACTGGCGCAACTATTAAATAAACGAAAAGGGAGACGATATTATGAACGTAAAGACAATCGAAAATATTAGCGCGGGCACAGTCGCCCGATTCGTACTACTTGCGCTGGCACTCGTTAACCAGACGCTTGCGATGACGGGGCACAGTCTGATTCCGGTCGATGAGGAAGGCGTTCAGCAATTTATTTCGCTCGCGTTCATGGGCGTTACTTCGCTGTGGGCGTACTGGAAAAATAACGACGTGACGAAGAAAGCGCGAACA